AATTGCTAAAAAACATGGTGTATCTTTAGAGGCAATTAAAAAACAATTAGAAATGGGTCTTGAAGTGGAAAAAGAACATACTTCAAGTAAAACTGCGGCAAGAATCACTGCATTGCAACATTTGGATGAACTTCCAGATTATTATACAAAGTTAAAAAAGGTGGAAAAAAAATCCATCAAAAATGAAAGTGTAACCGTTGAAGATATGTTTGGTAATACATTTGTTGAATTTATAGATTTGATTACACCGCAAGATGTTATTGATGAGAAAAAAATTCCTGTTACTCGTCAGGCAGGAGACTTTAGATATTCTGGAAAGACTGGGGAAGAAAAAGCAACAAATAAAGCAAAACGATTAAGTCAATCACAAAACCCTGCTGATCGTAAAAGAGCAAATAAAATCAGTAAAACTATAAAAACAGTTGCTGATCGTGATACTGCACAAGCAAGTTCTGATGCAAGGCAGGAACTTTATAGAAGACAACAAAGAAGAGCAAATGATCTTGCTAAACAGTTAAATCAACAAAAAAACAAGGTAGATGAAGCAGTAAGACTACCATCCCAAAATGGTCAATTAATGATGATTATTTTTACCTGGAGAGGCAAATCATATTCATTAAAAATGTTCTTTCCACAAGTAAAAATGCCATCTAGAAAGGAAGTGGAATTCGAACTCCAAAAAGTATATCCTGGAGCAAGAGTTTTACAATCTCATGTAACAGATTTACGTCAAGATGGAGCACCAGTTTTACAAATACAAAATTCTAAATCAAAAAATTATTTACTAAATAATGGAACTATTGGTGAAGAGTTAGAAGAAGATTGGCAAAAAGTCAATCGTCAAGATAAGACTGATGGATTAAGTAAAAAAGCAGTAAAAGCATATCGCAAAGAAAATCCAGGTTCTAAACTACAAACTGCTGTAACTGAAAAAAATCCAGAAGGAAAAAGAGCAGAACGCCGTAAATCCTTTTGTAGTCGAATGAAAGGGATGAAGTCAAAATTAACTTCTTCAGATACCGCAAAAGATCCAGATAGCAATATTAATAAAGCACTAAGACGTTGGAACTGTAATTAAAAACTGGTTTTATTATGGCCGAACATTATCTTGGCAATCCTCTTCTAAAGAAAGCAAATACTGCTATTCAATTTACAGAAGAACAAATAATAGAATTTGCTCGTTGTCAAGACGATCCTATTTACTTTGCGAAAAATTATATACAAATTGTCACCTTGGACTATGGTTTGCAACCATTTAAACCATATCCATTTCAGGAGACTATGATTGAAAGATTTCATAATTACAGATTTAATGTATGTAAACTACCAAGGCAGTCTGGAAAATCTACAATTGTAGTATCGTATCTTTTACACTATGCAATTTTTAATGACAATGTAAACATAGCAATTCTTGCTAACAAGGCATCTACTGCTAAAGACCTTTTAGACCGCCTACAAACTGCATACGAGAACCTTCCCAAGTGGTTACAGCAAGGTGTAATGACTTGGAACAAAGCATCACTGGAGTTAGAAAATGGTTCAAAAATTATTGCTGCTTCTACTTCTGCCTCTGCGGTACGCGGTGGCTCTTATAATATTATATTCCTGGACGAATTTGCGTTTATTCCTAACCACATTGCTGATCAGTTTTTCAGTTCTGTTTATCCTACTATTTCATCTGGTAAAAATACAAAAGTAATTATCGTTTCTACCCCTCACGGGATGAACCATTTTTATAAAATTTGGCATGATGCTGAACGTAAAAAAAATGAATATATTCCAACAGAAGTACACTGGAGTGAAGTTCCAGGTAGAGATGAAAAATGGAAAGAGCAAACTATTGCAAATACTAGTGAACAGCAGTTTAAAGTTGAGTTTGAATGTGAATTTTTAGGATCTGTTGATACATTAATTTCTCCAAATAAGCTTAGAAATTTAGTTTACGAATCTCCAAGACTAAGAAGTGGTGGTTTAGATGTTTTTGAAGATTGTAAAGATGAACATAATTATGTAATGTCTGTTGACGTTGCTAGAGGTGTCGGTAATGATTATTCTGCATTTGTTGTAATAGACATCACACAATTTCCACATAAGGTAGTTGCAAAGTATAGAGATAACCAAATAAAACCAATGCTATTTCCAAGTATAGTACACGAAGTAGCAAAGAGTTATAATGATGCCTATGTATTGTGTGAAGTTAATGATGTTGGTGATCAGGTAGCATCAATTCTTCACTATGATTTGGAGTATCAAAATGTTTTAATGTGCTCTATGCGTGGTAGAGCTGGACAAATTGTTGGACAAGGATTTTCTGGCAAGAAGACTCAACTTGGAGTTAAAATGTCTAAAACTGTTAAAAAGGTTGGATGTCTTAACTTAAAAACAATGATAGAAGAGGATAAACTATATTTTAATGATTATGATACTATTAGTGAACTAACAACCTTTATTCAAAAGTCAAATTCTTTTGAAGCAGAAGATGGATGTAATGATGATTTGGCTATGTGTTTAGTAATATACGCTTGGTTAGTTGTACAAGATTATTTTAAAGAATTGACAGACCAAGATGTAAGAAAGAAATTATACGAAGAACAAAAAAATCAAATAGAACAAGATATGGCACCATTTGGATTTATTGTAGATGGTATTAATAATCAATCATCTTTTGTCGATAATACTGGAGATAGATGGTATACGGACGAATATGGTGATATGTCTTACATGTGGGACTATATGTAAAGTAACAATTTAATAAATATTTTGTAGAGCAAAACTGAGATTACGGAGAAAAACATGGCGACTCCTCAATTATCTCCTGGTGTATTGGTCAGGGAAGTTGATTTAACTGTCGGGAGAGCTGAAAATGTATTAGATAATATTGGTGCTATAGCTGGTCCTTTTGAAATTGGACCAGTTAATGAACCAATTAGTATCACTACAGAGCAAGAGTTACTTAATACTTTTGGTAGACCATCTAGTTCTGACAATCAATACGAATATTGGTTAACTGCATCATCGTTCTTAACATACGGCGGAGTTTTAAAAGTTGTAAGAACTGACGGTGCTACACTAAGTAACGCCAATGTTGGTGTTGGTGCATCATTTGTATCTACAAAAATTAAAAACTTTGATGACTACAATTCAAACTTTATAGGTGCGGTAAATAACTTTTATTTTGCTGCAAAAAATCCAGGAAGTTGGTCAAATGGATTAAAAGTTTGTGTAGTTGATGACCAAGCAGACCAAATTGTCGGTATTGCGACTACAGTTTTATCAAACATTAATATTCAAGTAGGATATGGTGTTACCGTTGATCTTAGTGGAGAAGTTCTTCCTGGTATTGGAACAACTTCAGTATTCCAAGGATACCTGAAGGGTATTATTACTGGAACAGTAGATAATGTTAGGGGCGGTTCTGTAATCTACGTTAAGATAATTTCTAGAGTCTCTACAGGCGGAACTGAGTATCCAATTAGTTATGCAGAGAATAATACACTAAACTCTATTGTGGAGGGAAGTAAACTATCAATTGTAGATAATAATGGTGCGGTAATATCACCAAAAGATTCAATTGATGAAGTTGGAATAACAACGTTTACCTCTATTAACGGTCAACAAGATGAAGTTTATACTGGAGTAGGTGCTACATCATCTGGTTCTGGAACTCAAGCAACTTTCACAATTACTAGAAATAGCAGTGATGGCGGAGTTCTTTCTGCAGCAGTTGTAAATCCTGGTGTTGGTTATTCAACTGGAGATTCTGTAACTATTGCTGGTAGTGATGTTGGTGGATTTGATTTATCTGATGGTGTTATAAGAACTGTTGGTTTAACATCCTCAACAACAGTTGTTTCTGCAGCAAATGCTACTTATACTGGAGTTGCTGGTGTAAGCACAGTGGGTGCTGGAGTATCATTTACAATCTTTAGAAATGGTAGTGGTGGCATTGGAACAGTTTTTGTTTCTAACCAAGGAACAAATTATCAAGTAGGAACAGTAATTACTATTCCTGGAAATACAGTTGGTGGAACTGCCCCAGCAGATAACCTCACTCTATCAGTTACTGCACTTAGAGACGATAAAATTATCTTAGAAGTAAATGAAGTTGCTTCTAGTATTATTGCAGGTCTTACTGTTGATTGGTATAGTCAACAGGTATTAAAGTTAGATAATGGAGTTGTATTCTGGAACACAATTGCACCAAAACCTGGAACATCCCAATATGCTCTAGAAAGAAATGGTAGAGCGGATGAAATGCACATTGTTGTTGTAGATGATTCTGGTTCTGTTAGTGGTGTAAAAGGTAATATTTTAGAAAAGCACTTATTCTTGTCAAAATCAACGGATGCTATTTCTTCTTCCAATTCCCCAACTAAAATTTGGTATAAAAACTATCTTGCAAACTTCTCGAATTACATCTATGCAGGAACTAACCCATCAAATGCTTATGATGGATATTGGTTAACTGACCCACAAGCAAATATATTCACATACGGAAGTAATTACACTTCAGATAATTTTGAGACAGATTTTAGTACATATACTATCGGTGAAACTGTTTGGGATAGACCAGCACAAGATGCGATCTTTAGCACTATTGGACAAGTTACTTATACATTAGGTAATGGAGTTGATTATAGTGCTGGTGGTGCTTTAAGATCTAGTCTTTCATTCGTTATGGAATCATATGATTTATTTGCTAATCGTGATGAAATTGCAGTAGATTACTTACTTATGGGTCCAAGTGGCGAAACAATTTCAGAATCACAATCAAAAGCAAATAGACTAATATCTATAGCAGACTCAAGAAAAGATTGTGTTGCAGTAATTTCTCCACATAGAACTGGAGTAATTGATATATTAAATTCAAATACACAAACAAATAATATCATTGAATTCTTTGGTCCATTATCTTCTTCATCGTATGCAATTTTTGATAGTGGATACAAATATACATATGATAGATTTAATAATGCCTTCAGATACATCCCATGTAATGGTGATATCGCTGGATTAATGTGCAGAACAAACATAGTTGCATATCCTTGGTTCTCTCCTGCTGGTCAGCAAAGAGGTGTTATTAAAAATGCAATTAAACTTGCATACAATCCAAACAAATCACAAAGAGACGCCCTGTATTCAGCAAGAATTAATCCAATTATCAATCAACCTGGAATTGGTGTTATTCTATTTGGTGATAAAACTGCACTATCTTATGCATCAGCATTTGATAGAATTAACGTTCGTAGATTATTCTTAACTGTTGAACAAGCACTGGAAAGAGCTGCTCAAGCACAACTCTTCGAATTCAACGATCAAATTACAAGGGCAAACTTTGTAAACATTGTTGAACCATATTTACGTGATATTCAGGCAAAGAGGGGTGTTTATGACTTCTTAGTAATTTGTGATGAAACTAATAACACACCAGATATTATTGATAATAATGAATTTAGAGCTGACATCTTCCTGAAACCAGCTAAATCTATCAACTACATTACATTGACCTTTGTTGCTACTCGAACAGGGGTAAGTTTTGAAGAAGTGGCTGGTAGAGTTTGATCTATATTATTAATTAACGAAGGAGGATCCTACAATGTCAAATAGAAACATCAGAACAATCACTGATTTTAAATCAAAACTACAAGGTGGAGCAGCCAGACCAAATTTATTTGAAGTATCTATCCCATCTTTTCCATCTTCAGTAACTGGGTGGGACGATGAAACATTCCAGTTTATGTGTAAAGCGGCTGCTTTACCAGCTTCTAACGTAGCACCAATTGATGTTCCATTTAGAGGTCGTATTTTAAAAGTTGCTGGAGACAGAACTTTTGATACTTGGACTGTAACAATTATCAATGATGAAGACTTTAAATTAAGAACTGCATTTGAGCAGTGGATGAATCAAATTAGTAAATTAGATAATGCTACTGGTGCCACAAGTCCAACATCATACATGGTAAACGCATTTGTTTATCAATTAGGTAGAGGTGCATCAAGATTTTCAACAGGAAATACTGATAATTTAACCAATACCGCATTGAGAACTTATAAGTTCTACGATATTTTCCCAACTAATGTATCTCAAATTGATCTTTCATATGATACCTCAGATACAGTTGAAGAGTATACAGTAGAATTCCAAGTTCAGTGGTGGCAAACTGAGGGTAGTGACCAAACTGGTACTGAAATTAGATAATAAATAGTAGAGATTTAGAAGGTTATTTTTAGTAATGGCAAAATTATTTGGATTTTCTATAGAGAATAAAGAATCTCTTTCACCTTCTGTAGTATCCCCCGTTCCTCAAAATAATGAGGACGGGGTTGATCATTATCTAACAAGTGGTTTTTTTGGATCTTATGTAGATATAGAGGGTGTTTATAGAACCGAATATGATTTAATTAAAAGATACAGAGAAATGTCACTTCACCCAGAAGTAGACAGTGCTATTGAAGATATCGTTAATGAAGCTATTGTTAGTGACACAAACGATACTCCAGTACAAATTGAATTATCTAATTTAAATGCTAGTGATGGATTAAAAAAGAAGATAAGAGAAGAATTTAAAACAATTTTAGATTTATTAGATTTTGATAAAAAATCTCATGAAATTTATAGGAATTGGTACATTGATGGAAGACTTTATTATCATAAAGTAATCGATTTAAAAAATCCACAAAAGGGTATTCAAGA